AAAGTGCAAAGCGAGCGTATAAAGGCAATGAAAATGAGCTTAGCATTAACAGAGACGATAGCCTTGATTATGACGAACTTGAAAAAATAATGAGGGAGAAAACGTAATGATTGTATTTTCTATAGACCCCGGTAATGCACAAAGCGGTTGGTGCATTATTGACGGAGAAACAATGAAACCGCAAGACTTCGGAAAGACGGATAACAACGAATTGTTAGACAGTTTTGAACGCCTGATAAGAGTACATCAAGCGGACGTTGTTGTTATTGAAATGGTGGCGTGCTACGGTATGCCGGTTGGACGTGAAGTGTTTGAAACGTGTGTTTGGATAGGCAGGTTTACTGAAAAAGCAAAGCAATTACAAAAGGATGTTCAATACATAACACGCAAAGATGAAAAAATGAATATCTGTCACAGTATGAAAGCCAACGACACAACTATCCGCAGGGCTTTGATAGACAGATTTGCAAAGCACGATTTAAAGAACGGCAAGGGAGCAAAGAAAAATCCTGACTGGTTTTACGGCTTCAAAAGTGACATTTGGGCGGCTTATGCAGTGGGGATAACGTGGATTGATATGGAGGAATAAGATAATGACTATTAAATTACCAATGGACGTGGAAATAGAAATGAATACGCGTTTGCCGTATGATTTCGATGATATTATTCGCAAGATATTCAAAGAATATTTAGGCGAAGCAAAAACAGAAAATTTAGATTTTAATAAATTAAAATTTATAGACCTTTGCATTGCCTCGATCCGCAACTCGAAAGACGCAAAAGAGGCAGTTCAAGATATAATGCTCAAGCAAACAGAATACAGATTAAGAATGCTTAATCAATTTCCAGAAAAAAATTCGTTTTTTAACATGAATTTTATGGCTCATTACTATGAAATGGGTAGAGCAAGCACATTACTGCATACTGAATATAGCAGTAATTACACAGAAAATGAAACTATTATGAAAGTGATTATAAGAATTATAAAAGTGGTTAGTGATTTTGAGGAGGAAGAAAATGGCGAAGAAAAAGAGAATTAAAATCGGTGCTATGTATCGAGAATACGGCGAAATGGAAGGAGTGTTATGCCGTAATTGCTGTAACTTCACAACAATAGCAGTTGACGGAAAACATCACTGCAAATGCAAGGCGTATGGTATAACGAGAGAGGCTAATACAAATTGGCGTAGCAAATATGAGGCGTGCGGATTGTATAACACACCGATAGGCAATAAATATAAACCAATATTTGAAGGAGGAAATGAGTAATGAATACGCCGATAATTAAACCAAGTTTGATTTATTTAATTAATTTGTGCGACAATTTCAAAACTGCATTGTTTATAGTTATGCTTGTAGTGGGATTTGCTGCAGCTGTTAGTCTTTATGAATATCTTAACGAAGAAGAGGAACGACGATACTTTAGTGAGCGGTTTAAAATACTCATTGTCGCATTGATAAGTAGCTTAGCGTTGAATATCGCATTACCAAGCGAGAAAACTTGTTACACAATGCTTGTCAGTTCACAACTAACACCGCAGAACATCCAAAGCGTCGGTAATGATTTGAAGTCTGCGGTAGATTACATATTTGAGAAGATAAATGAGTTGGAGGAATAGAAAATGTATAATGAATTAAAGCCGTGTCCGTTCTGCGGAGGCGAGGCGGAATTATATCAATCATATTGTGGCTATTATCAGATAGAATGTCACCAATGCAGTGCAAGAAGTTGCACGGCAGTAGAAAAAGAGAGCGTAATAAGCAACTGGAATATGCGTTCGACAACAGAAATAAAATCAAAGACTATGACGCTTGATGAGGCGATAGAATATTGCGAAGAAGTCACAATTAAAAATTGTTTGGAGTATGTAGAAGAACACCAACAGCTTGCAAATTGGTTACACACACTAAAGTATTTGGAAGAAAATGCGGTTATGCCGATATACAAAAAACAAGATTGGTTAGACATAGCAAATTATTACGGTATTAAACAAATTCCGGTAGCGATTGAAGAAATGGCTGAATTAACACAAGCGTTGACTAAGTATTTGAGAATATCGCAAGGCGGTCAGCCTGCACTAAAATTAATGTCCGAAGTTCAAGACAGTGTAGAGGAAGAATTATCGGACGTAATTGTAATGATGATACAGTTGCAATATTTATTTAACATTGACAATGGCACAATAAACAAAATTGCAGACGAAAAACTGAAAAGAACGTTAAAATTAATGGAGGAACAAAAATGAAGTTTAGAACAAAACCGTGTGAAATTGAGGCGGTACAATGGACGGGCAGAAATGTAGTAGAGATTATGCGATTTGTAAAAAATGAAAGTGCTATTATTACAAACGGAGTACTGATAATAAAAACATTAGAGGGTGATATGGTAGCAAGCACAGGTGACTACATCATCAGAGGACTACGAGGGGAATATTACCCGTGTAAGCCTGATGTGTTCCACGCAAAGTACGAGCCGTGCGAATAAGAGGTGACGATATGAGAACTGAACAATTTGAAGAAGTTATAAACAACCGCATAGAAACGTGTAAAAGCGTTCTATGCAGTAAAGCGGAAGAATATGCAACCGATGATAGATTACATAATTTCAAAGTGGCAGGTAAATTGCAGAAATGCACAGCAGTTAAAGCGTTAGGTGGTATGATGGCAAAGCATACTGTCAGCGTGTACGATTTGATTGATGATTACGAACAAGGCAAGGCAATATCAAAAGAAATGTGGACTGAAAAAATAGGTGACAGTATAAATTATTTGCTGTTGCTTACGGCGATGTTGGAGGAGAAAATATGAACAGGAAAGAAACAACCGAATTTTTGAGCAAGTTACTCATTGAAAGATTATCGGGTAGGGGTAAATACTACGCAAGCGAAGTTACACTTGATTGTGGTGGCGGAAAAGGCAAAGAAAAGCGTGTTGACTTCGTGCAGTTTGTACCGAAAAATCAAAGTACAAGCGGCATAGAAAAAGGGGAATTTATATTCTACGAGGTCAAGAGTTGCAAGGCAGACTACAACAGTGGAAATGGCTTGACTTTTGAGGGCGAAAGGAATTACATTGTTACGACAATGGAAACATACAAACAAATAATCAAAGACAAACCGTGGGAAGTGGGTGTATATGTGGCGTGTCCCGAGGACAGAGATATTGTTGACGAGTTTGAAAATCCAACGCCATTAGATGATATAACGGTGTGGTGGACGTTAAAAATCGCAATGGAGGCACACCCAAAGGACCGTCAAAGGTCAATGTCGCAGTTATTATTTTATATGCTAAGGTCGGGAAAGTGAGGAATAATAAATGAAAGAATGGAAAGTCAAAAAGAATGAATTTGGAGAAGAATGGCACGAACTTCGTTTTAGCCCATTTTATGAAGATGATGATGAGGTAATTGCGAGTTTTGTTCAAGATGAAATGGATGATAAAGTATTTTATTATATATCAGAAGAATTAAGTGTAGACGATGACCTATTGTGGGCTGATAGTATAGATGACGCAAAGCAACAAATCGAAGAAATGCTAATTGAGCATTGGAAAGATGAGATTGAATATTTAGAGGGCAGATTAAAGGAATTTCAAGAAAAATAAACGGAGGAATAATAAATGAAAAGAAGATTTATAAAAATAATTGGAATATTGATGATGTTTTGCATAGCAGTAATGCTGACGGCGTGTTCGGAGGCGGAAATGGTAAACTACAATATGTCAAAACAGGCAGACTATTTTGAATGCGAACGAAAAATCACCGTTTACAATGCACGAACAGATAATATCGTGCTTGAGGCGGAGGGATATATGAGTATATCCAATAATACAACTAACGAATTGGTGATAACTGTTAAAACGGGTGAGAATTCGTATAAGAAAAACTATGTGTATTTAAATGAATACACAATGTATGCGGTTGAAGATATTACAGGGACACATACAGACCCATATCATTACAAATTGTATTGGCACACGCACGAGGGTGTGAGCGTTGAGGTGAAATAAAATTAAGGAGGAAAAGTAATGAAAGTAGAGTTGAAAGTGAACGATAAAAGTGTTCAGGCTGAAATACCTGAGGAACAGTTAAAAGAGACAGTATTGTTTGAACAGCTAAAAAAGCTGGGATTGATTGAGGATAAGCCTAAAACAGGATATGAGAGAAGAGAAGAATGTAACAATAAGAAGTATTATTTTGTCAATACTATAGATTTAGTAATAGAAAATGAGAATACCGTCCTATTTGACCAAAATCGTTATGATGTAGGCAATTATTACAGCGATAAAACCATTGCTGAGAACAATGCAAGAGCTGATAGGTTATTGCGTTGTTTAAGACAGTGGCAGGCACAAAATGACAAGGTTATTTCTGTGTCTGATTGGAAAAATGATAAAATCAATAAATATTGTTTTGCATATAATTATAGTTTAAATGAATTAAACATAGGAATAGAACGGAAATTAAGACGACCGAATGCTATATATTTCTCAACATCCCAAAAAACAGAGGAAGCTATTGAAGTATTCAAAGATGAACTGCTATGGTATTTTACCGAGTATGTTCAGCGATTAGATGAGGCGCAAAATGGTTAAAGAACAATTATGTTGGACGTGCCAGAATGCTTGCGGATGGTGTTCGTGGAGTAGTTGCTTTCAGCCTGTTGAGGGTTGGACCGCTGAAAAGGTACACCGCAAGACGTATGATTCGTATAGGATAACAAAGTGTCCGGAATATGTACCGGATAAAGCAAGCAATTCTGAAAACAAGAAAAAGACACGAGTAACCAACAAAGAATTAGATACAATGAAAAGATTAAGAGGTGATGGTCTATCATATTTTGAAATAGCAAAGATTGTGGGCAGAAACCCTGACGTGGTTAGGGTGAATTTGGTGAGGTGTTGATATGGATAAAACAGCGAAGAAGTTAAAGCAGAAACGCAGAGCCGAAAGCCGTTCGCGCTCTAAGCGTGGAATATACGAAGATTTCAACAGCAATAAGAACAAAAGAATCGTTTTGAATAATGACAATGACGACAAAAGGCGTTGGCTTGAAAGATGTCAAAAGCAGGCGAAAACAGTAATTAACCCCATTGTCGATTGGAATGATGAAAACATAAAGGACTATATCCAAAGTGAAAAGATAGACCTAAACCCATTATACTGCGAGGGTTTCAAGAGAGTTGGTTGTGTGGGGTTGTCCTATGGCGGGAAAACATAGATATGTTGAATTTCGCAGGTATCCAACATACGAAAAAGCATATATACACGCATTTGACCGAATGCTTGAAACAAGAAAAGCAAACGGCAAAGAGGGGACATGGCAAACAGGATATGATGTGTTTAGGTGGTGGTTGGATGAGGACTTCAACCAATACGAAATCGGAGAGGAATTTTATCAAAATGAGGAGTGATAACAAATGTCAAAAAAGAAAATTAAAATCGGTGCTATAAGATATTATAAATGTACAGAAGTGTGACAACCATACTTGTTATTGGTTAACTACAAACGGATTAAAATGGTTAGGACGACAACTTAATATAGTTATAAAAGAAGATGGAAAGGAGAATTAAAATGATTTGTAACTGCAAAAAATGCGTATTCCATAAAGGAGAAACAGAGTGCCTATTACCGAAAAGCGAAAATTTTCAAGTTACGATGAATGACAGAGTAATATCGTGTCTTAATAATATTAAAGACGAAAACGACTTGTCGGCAGAAGGTAAAAAAAAATTGAAAAGTGTCCGGAGTATGTACCGGATAAGAAAGGTTGAGTAGAGCGTGAAAGATAAAATAGCGAAGAAATTAAAACAAAAACGCAGAGCCGTAAGGCAGGTGATAAAAAACGCCGAAGAAGAAAGAATATTAAAAAATTTTGATGAAATTGCAAAGAAACGTGGTATTAAGAAATTCAATAGAAAGAAAGCATTGCAGTCGTACAAGATTGTTGAAAACGAAGTTACAACAGAGGGCGTTGTCAATCTTGTGGTAGTAGGTGCGTGGTATCTGCGTATAAAATGCAAATGGGGTCAAAAACGCGTGTGTCAATACATAGAGGGAGTTATTCGATATATTGGGGTTGTGTATAACCGTGAACGCGATATTGATAAACTCGCAGAGGAATTAAAAGATGAGTGCGATTTTGATTATGAAAAACTGATGAACGATTTTGACCCACTAAAAATCAAGACAAGCACTGCCGAGCAAGACCGTATTAAAATGGTTACGTGTGCAATGAAAAACAATGCACCTATAATCCTGTATACGTTCTATTCAATGTTGAAATGGAAGAAGAAACGTATAACAGAATTAGGACAGGCAATAAAAGATGTTTTAATGGGTATGCAGGACGGCAAGCTGAAAGAGGTTAAAGAGGTCGTAAGAAAAGAATGCGGTATGACATTCTATTACGACGGAAAGATAACGTATAGCAAATAGGAGGACAGGAGATTGACGGAGTTTAGATTTTCAAGAACATTAGATAGGTTAGGAATAAACTACAATACGCAGGGATTGATATATTTTCTGTGCGTGAACGCAAGACGACTGCCGGAGCAAGATAAGGCAGTGCTGAATATGTGTCTTGAGGTCGCAGGAGAGGACTATCAGGCACTATATAAATTTCTGACCGACAGCTCCGTCAATCACGTCTACATACAAATGCAATACGGATTGCACCCGAAACGATTATTTAATCTAAAACGCGAATTCTATAAACGGTTTCGGTATAACTTAACTCACTTTGACTTGCGGTAGAAAATGTGATATAATATATATGCTCACTTGAGAGATATTATATTTTTTCATTTATTCCCAAAAAAGACGGTTACCAAACGGCAACCGTCTTTTTTTGTTATGCGTTTTCAATCAGTCTTTCCACGATTTGACTGATAGATACACGCTTTTCGAGGGCAAGACGTTGTAGCTTTTTCTTAGCTGTTTCGGATAGGATAATAGTTGTTCGTGTTTCTCCTTCAGAAGCTTCACCGAAAAACTTTTCATAGGTTTCCGTATCGCCGTTTTCTTCGACGAAAGCTTGAGCCTCTTTTTCGGATAGGGGGATAATTTCACTTCCGCCCCCCATAAAATCGCCGTCCGGTACAGCGTATTTACTTCTTGCTCCGCCTTTACCGTGCAAGAAATACTCACCTGTACGTTTTACATACAGAGTTTCTTGTACCCAATCAAAGTCGCCGAAAGGTAAGTTGTTTGAATAGCAACAAACCTCCTTTGCAGTGTCTGTATTATATTTTTTTCCTCTGATGATTTTTTGCATTTTAAATTCCTCCTTTAATTATCTATGATAACCCTCCAACCTTTGTAGGTCGCAGGATATGCTCTTTTCCCTAACATAGTAGCTCGCACTTGGGACATTCCTGACACTACATTGTAAAACTGCTGTGTATCAGGTTTGCAACCGAAATGTTCTTCGCCGTGTAACCGCAACCAGTTATTCAACGAATGAAAACGGTAATGTACATTTTCAGGTGAAACAATATGCCAATCTATTGCGTTGACATTTGTTTCAAATTTGCCCGATTTAGGACTTGCCTTAGACGCCTCTATTGCTAACATCCGGATTTGGTATGTGTCTTTGCCTTTGTGTGCATCAGAAATTTTTTTCTTTTCTTCGACTGATTTCTTTCTTCCTGTTGAACGAATAACTGCGTATTTGTGTCTACATTCGTTTGAACAGGTTACTTTTTTAGCTGACGGTGACGTTTTAAATTCGCCACCGCAGATTATACATTTTTTTATCATAGCCACACCGCTCTATCATAACAGGCTTCCGTATTACCGTCCAACCAATCTTGAACGTTTTTCGCTGTCCAACTTCTGACAGCGAAACAACCTTTACCGATACCACATCGGTAGGCTGTAACAAACCCGTCGTTGGATACTTTTATCCAACGGCTTGTGTCGTCCTCAGGTTCATTTGGAATGAATCTGATTGTACCTTTTACCACTTTATCGAAGTGGTAATCTGTTTCTTTTTCAACTTTTTCTACAAGCTTTTTACCTGCGACACTTAATTCATACTTCGTAAAAAGAACTCCAAATTCGTCCTCTATTATGTTTACTAATTCTTTCATTTCAATCTTCCTTTCTTTTTTGCCGTTGCACCCAACGCACCGAAATGCGTCGGAATTGCACTTTTAATTGATATTTCTTAATTCATTCTGTAATTCTTTCAATTTTGCTTTTGCATCCTCATATTCTTCTGCTGTCCAAAAATGAGGAACATAGCCGTCTTCACCTTCGTTATAGAAATCGTTGTATTTTTTCTTTGCTTTTTGTGCTTCTTCTTTTGTGCTATACAAATTTCCTGCAGCTTTTATAGCCTCACATCTTTGAACTATTTGCTCCCAAGAAACAATATTTTCTTCAATTTCTTTTCTTTTTGCTATTTTTTCTTTTTCACTATTCATTTGGACTAATTCGTCCCATTCGTCTTGATTTATGATATAAACATTTCCTGATGAACCGGTAAATTGTCCGTCCGATTCTCTGTTTAAAAACCCAAGAATTTCATCGAACATAAGATATTTTAAATCTATACTCTCACCTCTGATACCTATAAAAGCTCTATCTCTAAATTCTTTTACATATTGCTTTTTCTCTTCATCAGTCAATCTTCTTGCCTTTCTTAGTTGACCTCTTCCGTCTATGTTACAAACTAAATACTCTTTCATTTTAATCTTCCTTTCTCTTGCCTTTCAGCTGACCTCTTTTGTTATTTTCTGACTATATTATAGCAAACTTTTATGCCAAAGTCAATACTTTTATGCTAAAGTTAAATATGTTTATGAAAAGTGTACATATATTCCTATGATAATTTATGCAATATATACAAAATGCAAAAATATTAAAATTGGAAAATAGTGCGGGGGATAGATTTGATTTACTACATATAGTAGGTAGAACCGTCGTGATGACGGTGGGTTAATATTTCACTGATTGTCGGTGGGGACGGAAATATTAAATTGATGAAAGGGGGTGTCAGCCATAGCGAAACAGAGAACATATACAGACGCCGACCGCGAGCGAGCATTTGCGGAATACACGGTATTGGGAAATTGGGAATTAGTATCACGCAAAATGGGTATTCCCGTAAACACGTTAAAATCGTGGTGGCGACGACATCCGCCTGATATGGACGAATATGCAGAAAAACGGCGAGAAGTCCGCGAGGGTTTCATTGAAACGGCGAGTAAGGCTATTGAAAACGGCGCGGAACTGATTAACAGGCGTATGGAAACGGCATTGAAGTACCAACAAGAATTGGAGGGACTATTAGATGAAGTATCCAACGACGAAGATATGACAGTGCCGCAGAAAAAAGCCTTGATATCTAAAATAAAGGCTTTGGAACTGCACAAGTTAAGCGAAATCAGCACAGCAGTCGGCACTCTGTATGATAAGCGTGCATTGGCACAAGGTCAATCAACCGAGAACACGACTATTGAAATTAAAATGCCACAGGACGTGATGAAATATGCAGAATAGTCTGAAATTAGACCTATCACGCACAAATCCGAAACAGGAACAGTTTTTCACCGCACATAACAGAATGATTATGTACGGCGGAGCGAGAGGCGGGGGCAAGTCGTGGGCGGTCAGAATGAAGGCAGTGTTATTGGCTATCAGATATGCAGGTATCAAAATGTTGTTTCTGCGACGGACATACAGGGACTTGGAGCGTAATCACGTTCGCGAGTTAGAGCCGCTATTGAAAGGTATAGCGAGATATAGCAAACAGGAAAAGTGTTTCTATTTCAATAACGGTTCGCTGTTGGAAATGGGATATTGCGACAGTGAGAGTGACGTCAATCAATATCAGGGTATCGAATACGATGTCATTTTTATGGACGAGGCTACGCAATTCACTGAATATCAATATTCAACACTGACAGCGTGTATCAGAGGTGCTAATTCGTTTCCTAAACGCATGTATCTGACGTGTAACCCCGGCGGTGTCGGTCACGAATGGGTAAAACGTCTGTTTGTATCACGAAAATACAGGAATGCAGAAAATCCTAACGACTATATGTTTATTCCTGCGACAGTGTTTGATAATGCGGTGCTATTAGAAACAGATACAGGCTATGTGGATATGTTAAATAATCTGCCCGACGGACTGCGTGAGGCGTGGCGTGACGGTAGTTGGGATTTGCTTGAAGGGCGCTATTTTGATGAATTTGACAGGTCAATACATATTGTTAAACCGTTTCAAATTCCTGAACATTGGCGTAAATATCGCGGAATGGACTACGGTTTAGACTGTTTAGCGTGTGTATGGGTGGCTATTGATGAACGCGGTAACTACTACGTTTACCGTGAGTATGCCGAAAGCAACAAAGTTATTTCAGTCGGTGCGGAGGAAATAGTCAATCTGACACCGATTGACGAACGAATAGAATATACCGCCGCTCCGCCTGATATGTGGGGTAGAACACAAGAAAGCGGTAAGACCAAAGCGGATTTGTTCCGTGAGGGCGGTTTACCACTGCTGAAAAGTTCAAATAACCGTGAAGCAGGTTGGTTGGCGGTCAAAGATTTATTACAGGTCAAAAACGGCAGTAGCCGATTGATGATATTTGATAATTGCATTGAATTAATCGACTGTTTAACATCGTTACAACGCGATACGAAACATCCAACGGATTGTGCGACAGAACCACACGATATAACACATTTACCTGACGCATTGCGATATTTCGTGTTGCAATTTACATCACCGTCAAAGCCTCCGAAAGAGGAAAAGACGGCGATACAGAAGTACAGAGAGAAAGCATTAAAAGGCAGATTAGAAAAAAGGAGGAGCTATTTCTAATGAAAATCAAGAAGATAAAGAAAAAATGCGAAGTCAGAGGGTGCAAAAATACCGATACATATTCACTGACAAATACAAACGAATTCGGTAACAGTGTCATTATCTGTGAAGAATGTTTGAAAAAAGCAATTAAAGCTGTTGCGGAATACGACCCGTCAGTAGAAAAAAAGACGGTATCAGTACCACCGCCACCGCTATTTTTCCACGGCGGAATAGAGAAAACAGTTAAAAACGCGGAAGAAACAGTTGAAACAGAGGATAACAACGCAGAAGAATACCCTATTCCGTACACAAAGGAGTATTTGGACAATGTTAAATACAACGATTTAAAGAAAATCGCCAAAGAAATGGGTATCAACGCAAACGCCGACAAAGAAACATTGATTGAGAGTATTTTGCAAGTTAGTTAAGGGGGAGTGGCTATGAATGTAACAGGGTTTCTGCTATGCGTTACAGCTATTCAAACATTAACCATAGTAGGAATGACGATAGTACAACATATCGAACGCAAAGACCTGTATAACAGGTTGATGTGCAGAAATATGACCGAATACAACAACATCAAAGCCGATGAGCCAAAGCAACCTATCAGCAGGCATAAAGCCGTTTTGAATAGGTGGCGTAAGAACGACGCAAAGGTGGGTGATGAATAATGAATTTAAGATATTCACCTGTATTGCAGGGCATAAAGGCGAGCGTTAAGAGTATGTTTTCACCACCTAACAGTGAAAGTGCAGACGATGAAGAAGTTGACAGAGTAATTGACACCGACGACGATGGAAATCAGCTGTACAAGGAAGATATTATCGCAAATATTCACGAAGAATTAGAGAAACGCCGTTCAGCACGTTCAGCATTGGAAACGCAATGGCATTTAAACGCTAATTTTTTAGTCGGTAATCAGTATTGCGATTTTAACCCATACAGTCGCGAAATCGAACAGTTGGAGCCTGTATACGATTGGTTGGAACGTGAAACGTTTAATCAGATTGCACCGTTAATAGATACGCGAATTGCCAATCTGAAAAAGATTAACTATCGAATGAAAGTAAATCCACGAACGAACGAGTTAGAGGACTACGCAAAGGCTGAAACATCAACTACGATATTGCAGTATTTGCAGACTTCAAGCGATTTTGACACCAAGAAAAATACCGCAATACAGTGGAATGAATTGTGCGGTAACTGTTTTTGGTTATCGTGGTGGGATAAGGACAAGGGCGAGAAATACGCCACCGAAAAAGTCGTTACTGTTGATGAAGAGGGCAATGAGAGAAAGTTTGAGCAAGCGTTCTATCAAGGCGATTTGGAGTACGGATTGATAACACCGTACGAAGTATTCCCAGAAAGCATATTCAAAGAGGGAATAGAGGCACAACGTTCAATTATTTTGGAGCAAGTAAAGACCAAAGAGGAAATATACGACCTATACGGTATCAAAGTTGAGGGTGCAACGGTTGAAACGTTTGAATTGACGCCCGTTGTTGCCGGAGGCGGTTTCGGTTACGAGAATACCGTCACAACATTAGGTACACGTTCGGTAGATAACGCCGCAAAAGTGATTACGTATTTTGAACGTCCGACCAAACACAGACCGGACGGAAGAATGATAATCATTGTCGGTGACGAACATTTGGTTTACTACGGTCCGCTACCGTATTCACGCATACCGCTAACGCAAATGATGTGTCGTGAAACGGCAGGACAATTTTTCGGTAGGTCAGTAATCGAAGATTTGATACCACGTCAGCGTGCGTATAACGGTTGTCTAAACCGTATACACGAATACATCAAACGCATTGCAATACAGGGTTTCTATGCCGAAGAGGGCAGTATCGACATTGAAGAATTTGAACAGAACGGTGCGGCACCTGGTGCAATGTTAGTGTACAGACAGGGAACAAATGCACCTACACCTATTCCGAATGGCAATTTACCGTCAGAAATAATGACGGAACGCTACAATCTGAAAAATGATATGGAATATGTAGCAGGTGTATCACAGCTGATGATGAACGGTGCAACGCCTGCGGGCGTAACGTCAGGTACAGCTATACAGAACCTTGTTGACATAGACAATACACGTCTATCACTGACAGGCGACCATATCCGAAACAGTATCAAAAATTTAGCGGTAATGTGGCTTGAAATCTATAAAAAATACGCGAATACACGACGTGTACTGAACTGTACAGGCAAAAACCGTATCGGTAATGCAATCATATGGAATAGCGACGATATTAACAGCTATGACGTTGAATACGTCACTGAAAACGAACTACTGATGTCAGAAGAAGTGCAAAAGGAGCGTTTCTTTGACGCATACAAAATGGGACTGTTCACTGACGCAAACGGTCAGATACCGGAGCGTGTAAAGCAGAGGGCACTGGAGTTTATGAAAGTAGGAAATTACACCGAAATAATGAACATCAATGCACTGCAAATACAGGCGGCACAACGTGAAAATGTATTCTTTGAGCAAGGTGCGGTACCAAGAGTATCAGAGTTTGACGACCACGATATACACATAGACGAACACCTACGGTATATCTTGCAGTTGGATTTTCAGCTGTTAAAACTGAAAAAGCCTGAGTATGCAAAAGCATTAGAGGACCATATCAGACTACATAAACAGGCACAGACACAAGACCAACAGCAGAATGTAATTGCTATGTTGGCACAACAAGGACAAAGATAGGAGGACTATACATAATGGATAATTTCTACGACGCAAGACGAGCGACCGAAGATATGTTTGACGGTCAAGAGGTATTGGGAGAAGAAAGCACCCCCCAAGATACCCCACAAGAACCACAACAAGAGGGACAAGAGCAAGAACCACAACAAGAGGGACAAGAGCAAGAACCACAAGCACAAGAACAACCGACACAGGATAATAATGCGGTTGACGAGGCGGCAAATGTAGCACAGGCGGCGGCGCAAGCGGCGGCACAACGTGAACAAGATTATCAACGCATAATGTCAGAAAACGAACAGCTAAGACAGACAAATAACGAATTGCAACAGACTATAACACAGCAATCACAGCAACGTGAGCAAGCGATTATAGAGAACGAAATGCAAATGCCGATGTTGGATGTAAACCGTTTAGCGTTCGAGGACGATGAAACTGTTCAGCAAATGCAACAGGACTATGCAAATGCAATGCAAAAATACGTCACACAGCAAGTGCTAAAAGACGTTGAACCTGCCTTGCAATACGCAAAGGACGGTATGCGTGAGAAAGAAAAAAGGGAAATGCTTGAGGCGTTCAGCGGCGTTGATGAACTGAAAGGTATTAACGATATGTTGCCGCAGTTAGATTACATCATTGAGCATAACAAGTGGTTAGCCAACGACGACATACCTATGGACGAAAAGTATTTGACGGCGTATATGATCGCAAACGGCGTAAATTCTGCGAATACACCGCCACCGTCAGACCCAACAGCAGAAGAATTAATGAAATACTACGACAGCAATCCTGAATTTCAACAAATGATTGAAAAAAAGAGATTGGACGACATTAAACAAAGTCAGCAAGTGCCTGCAATGTCAGCGTCAAACGGCGCTGTAAACGCGGCATTAACAATAAAGGAAAAACCAACAACTTGGGACGACGCCTCCAAAAGAACAAAAGATATGTTCAGAGGGAAATAACGTACCCACATTACAAAAGAGGGAGAATTTTTAAATGGGAAGAGAACAAAACTTAAAAACTATTGAAGAGGCTCTAAAATCTAACTACTTACCGGTATGGAATAACCTACTCGGTATCGAGCCTACACCACTACTATCAAAAATCAAGAAAAAGCCATTGGTAGCAAATGAGATTGTTGCGTCAGCTCCAATCGGTCTATCGGGTGGCTTTGGCTACGGAGAAGAAGGACTTGCAACGCCTGAGGCGGGCAATGTTATGTTCAAACGTTTCAGAACATACGCAAAAGATATGTACTCAAACGTTGAATTGTCAATCAAAGCTGTACAGCTTACAGGCAAGAACGGCTCTATGGCAAATGCACTTGACACAGAAGTTAAGGCGGCGTACGAAACAGCAAAATGGAACGTCGGACGTTCACTATTCGGCAACGGTACAGGTGCATTAACAAAGGTTGTTAAACAGACAACTCCGACAACAAAAGTTGAAGTGACTGACATTAAGTACGTCAAGGAAGGTTTGATTGTAGACTTTTATCCGACTGCGGCTACAACGCCAAACGACGTGGTTGCTAAACAGTTACGAATTATGGCAATTGACCGTACAAAGAACAGCAATGGTAACTATGAGATTACCCTTGACAAAGCACCTACAACAGCACTTGTTGACGGCTTTATGACGGTGCAGAACTCATTTAACCGTGAAATCACAGGTCTTGGTGCTATCTTCGACGATGAAGTTCCAACAATTTACGGTGTAAGCAAGGCAGACAATCCGTTTGTCAAGCCTATTGTTATTGACGCAAATGATAATGTTGAGGACAACATTATCAGAAAGGCTCTAAGACGTGCCGAAAAGGACAAGAACTCAAAGGTTGATATGCTGTTGTGCGGTGACGAAGCGTACGACCACTACGCAGAATACCTAAGAGTAAACAATATCAGAGTTGAACAGAACACCTTACAGGGTGGTTTCAAATCAATTCAGTTTGATTTCGCCAACAGACAGGTTGATGTTGTCAACGAAACGTTCGTGCCGGATGATGAAATTTGGGGTGTTGATACATCAGCACTTGAATTACATACACAGGAATGGAAATTTGCTGACCTACAAGGCGGTGGTATTTTCAACCTAAAGGAAAATTCATCAGTTTACAGAGCATTGCTTGCAAACTACGGTGACCTTATCTGCTCAAATCCGGGCGGTCTAATCAGAATTTACAACTGTATTTAATTCTAACGGCAAGGTGATTATATGTTGCCTTGCCATTATTTTGCCGTTATTTTAGGTACTTGCTGAAATATTTTTTTCTGAAATGCGGTGATAAATTGGAACAAGCAGAAGTAACACTTAAAGAAATATACGAAAAGGTAAGTCTTAAAGTGCCTTTGGAACAGCGACGGTTCTTTAATTTCTTTAACGACACCGTTGCAGAACTTGAAGCATTATATCCCGACTTACTATTCAAAGAAGGTGTGCATTTTACACCGGTACACGATTTATCGGACGAAAACGTTGTATTACCGCTTTATACTCCGGCAATCGTGGACAATATCTTATACCTTTGCGGTTACGACCAACAAGGTATATTCAAACAAGAATTTACACGAAAATCAAGAAATGCCTATGTGCATTATTGGAAAAATCACGCACATAACAGACGTGTACGACGAATGAGGTGGTAGAGAAGTGTTTGACAGTGGAATATCTGCAAAAGCGTTAATAGCAGAATTACAGAGTGAAGTGGACGTCGCACTTCCTATCTCAAATTCGACGTATGTAACGTGGCTGAACAGCCTGCAATGGCTGTTATACAGTGCGATTATAAAAGAACAGAACGACTTGATAATTACCGAACCGCAAGAGGATGTTATACAGCTTGCAAACCTTGATGTTTCGGATAATGAAGCACCGATACGGTTTGAAGATATATATGCGGTGTATGCAGATACAACACAATTAATAAAGACGAGTATAACGAGCGGTTTCGTATTTCCCGATTGTTTTTATAAAAAAGGTGATAATTTAGCTGTTAAAATGCAAAAAACACCTAATTTTATTAAATTAATCTATCATATCAAGCCTAAATTGATAAAAGTAAATGAAAATGACGAGATACAAGACGGTAACGTGATGATACCGATAGAATTTATCGAATTGGTAAAGTCAAAGTTGAGAGGCGAGGCGTATTCACTTGAAAATGAGTACGGTCCTGCGTCAAATTGGCTCAACAATTACAATATTTTACTTGAAAATTTCAAACAATGGCTATCTGATAAAGCCCAACAATTTGGACAGTAAAGGAGAGGTTATATGGCAAAGAAACAAAACGAATTACAATTCGGACAAGTACCATTACCACAGGCACTAAAGCAATATAGCCTTTCCAAACTGAATTGGAGCGGTTTAAACAGACGGCAAGTTATAGATACAGGTGCTTTGTCTATGGAATGCAACATTTCTACAGCCGAGGCACCTTATTTAACACCGTCGCAAAGCAGGGCAGACATATTGTCCGATATGGGACTTAAATACAAACACCCTATATCGCTATTCAGTTTTGATGATTTCCTTGTTGTTATCTATCGTGACGATACCGAATTAAAACTTGATTATCTTGTTTTGAGCGACAAGAAAAACAGCAAAGGGCAAATCACAAAAGTATATACAGGTCTAATAAAAAAGGGTGTGACAGAAGAAACTGACGCGATACAGCGTAGTATGGTGCAATTCAATGTATATGAAAATGCCGTTGATGTACTTGGCGGCACATATGTAAAGAAATTGATACTGTTTCCTGACAAAGTATCTATGTTTATGAAGATTGTAGATACAGACAAAGATCCTACTACATTTGACAAACAGGCAGTTGAGGACGGCAATGCCGATATTGATGTTATGTATTGTCAAAAAGAAAGCAGTGGCAAAAAAACTTACTATGTTTGGAATGGGGCGATAGGCAGATTTACTTTGACAGGTGGCGTGAACTACTTTAAAACAAGCAATTTGGACGTTGAAATAAAAAAATACTACAACGACGGATATACGCAGACGAAAGACGAGTATTACAATGACGGTTACAGAAAGTCAAGTAAACAAACGTATAATGACGGTTACAAAAAGACGGAATATAAGGTGTTCCGTGACGGTTATGTGCCGATAGAAGATACGAATGAAACAACATATGACGGTGGCGATGTGTATTACTACGAAAGGCAAGGTGAATACTCGCCGTATACATACACCGTTGCCACTTGGTTACAGCAAGGCGATAAGTTAAAAGGCAAAGGCTTATATCAAAGAGAGCCTGCACCATTGGGAACAAATACAAATGTAACATTTTACGAGCGAACAGGCACTTCGTTCCCTTATACATATGTGAAAGTTCGTAATCTGAAAACAGGCGATAATATATCAAGTTATTATGAAAAGGTTTCTGATAGTACAGGTACGGTTCAAACCAAACTATACGTAAGAAAAGCTGATGATAACGGTACGATAATACCGTATGAGTATGAGGAAGTAACTGATATTGCATACGGTACGAATATAACCGATTATTATGAAAAGATAAGCGACAAAGAAGTTACGGCAAAAGCATATTACAAAAGGACCGAAAACACCGATAAGGATAGCGACGATAAATACAAATACGAATTGATTAAAAATCTTGAAAACGGCAAGAAAGTATCAAAGTATTATGAATTTACCGAAAACTATGCACCGCCTGAGGGGAGCAATAAGAGTTGCTATTGGCTTAACACATACGATAATCAAACCTATCAATTTTGTAGCGATATAGGTGACGGAAAAAGTGGGTTTGGAATAACTGTTTCGCCGTCGTTCCCTAATCTAAAGTATGCAGTAGTGCATTTATCACGACTTTTCGGAGTTGATGAGGATAGAGTACACGTTTCAGGCTATAACGACTATACGAATTGGAACTTAGACACCGTAGCTGAAAGTAACGAAAGCAATGCGTGGAGCAGTGCCTCACAAACCAACACAAAAGCAGGCGGTAACTTTACAGGTATAACAGTGTATGACAACCACGTTGTTTGCTTTAAACGTGACTTTATGCACGAAATATACAACAGTAAAAATCCGTTCAGATTGGTTGACGTGTATGCGGAGGGGTCTATTGACAACAGGAGCATACAAGAGGTAAACGGCAAACTGATATTTGCGTCAGATGATGAAATCAAGGTGTATACAGGCTCACAACCGCGTGAGATTGGCTATAATCTTGGAATTGACGAGTTCAAAAGTGCCGTTTCGGGTAGTGACGGAAGAAACTATTACTTGTATTGTACAGACAGACAAGGCGAAATGTATCTGTTTGTGTATGACACAATGGTCGGTCAATGGTCGCAACAAGTGATTAATAGTGAAGTATTAGGCTTTGCACATAACAAAAACGGTATGTATATGTTATGCAAAGACGGTGTTGTATACAAAATGGATACGAACAAATATACGGACGATTGGAGCTGTGAAACGGACTTATCAACCATACTGACATCATCATCTTCAAGCACATATCAGACAGTAAATATCAAACATATAGCAAAATTTCAAATGCTTGCGTATATTGAGGGGCGTTTCAAGGTGTATGCACTGTACGACAATGAAGAATTTAATCCTGAAACATCGCAGTTGCTATATGACAGTAACGGTCGGAAAGGTATGCAAGCAATACGCTTAAAACCACGAATGACCGCTAATTATGGCTACAAGTTACATTTTGAGGGACACGGCTATGTACGTTTCTATGAAATGGAACTCGGTATTACTCCAGGAGGTGAGTTATTTGTATCATCAAGATGATATTAACAATATGAATTACAAACAGCTTAGAGAAACGGTATCGGAATTAAACGACAATTACGTTAAGCTGAAAAGGACATTAGAGGACGCTTTAGACAACATAGACGAAAGCAACCTCGCAACCACTTTGCGAAAAAAATTAAACGGCTATGATACTCAATTCAGTGTAACGGCTGAAAAGATAGAAAGCAAAGTATCGTATGAGGACTTAGAAAACAGTCTAAATCAATATTCAACCGTATCGCAAACGGCACAAGCTATTGAAATGTCAGTAGTATCAAGTCAAGAATACACGGATAATTCAGTAGAAACATTATCTTCAACGTTCACTATGACTGCCGACGGAATATCTACAAGGGTTTCAAAGCTAAAGAAAGGTGTGGAAACACAATTCAATCAAACAGCAGAAAAGATTGAATCACTTGCATTTGAAAAAATGAATACATCAGAGGCTATTACGGTAAAAGAAAAACCGTCCGCAAGCGATAAAACGTTGGATAAAGAAAAACTCTACAAGTATAACAACAAATATTATTATTTCAATGATATTTTACAAGATTGGTTAGAGTATGACGAAAAAAACGGCATTAATTCTGCATTCACTCAAATATCAGGCGGATTTATATTGAACGGTTGCGTAAAGGTGAGCGGTGACCTTATAACAGAGGGAACGATAACAGGTACAGATATAGTTGGAGCGAAATTTTATAATGAGGATAAAAGGGCGTATGTGACTATTGGTAATTCAAGTGGTAATTATGGTGATTTGACATTGAAGCGAGTATCGAATGGCAAAGGACAAGAAGTTTTTCAGATTTACGATACGGGTGTTGGTATTGCTATAAAAGCTGTAGGAACGTCTTTTATAGGTTCGACTGGAAGTAAGACATACCCCAAAGGCACTTGGGATTTTTCGAAATGTACGGTAATAGGTTTACCGACAAGTACAAGTTAAGGAGGAAAATATATGTTATTTAGAATAGGTGATAACGTCGCAGTGACGTGTAAAAACCCAAACGAAACACTGTTGTTTATAAACAGAGTACCAACAGCTTGGTTATTCTCGATAGATATAGAGATATGTCAAAAGGTAAAGAGAATAATTGTTGAAGAACAAAATCTTAAAGATATAAAAATTGAATATGAAACTGAAGATTGTACGATTGGCAGAGGAGTTGTTGATTTGCCTATGGACAGTCTGCACAGCTTTACTATCGACTATGCAAGCGGTATGGCGCACGTTGAGTTCAAAAGGGGGATAAATAATAATGTATAACAAACCAACAAATGCAGAAGAAATGGAAGAATTCGAACGAATGACAACCGGCTTCGATTATGTATATGAAGATACAGTCGGAGCGGGAAAGATAATATATCTTAAAATGCCTGTTGTATCGGCAAATAAGAGAGGTGTGAACGATATAGGGTGGCAATGTGACGGTGACGACGTTGCTTTATATGCCACTATGTCAAGAAAACCACGCGAGACTGAACTATGGTCGGAAGTCAAAGAAAACTATGTTGTAAATAAGACTGTATCGGCGTTGAAGTTTGAAAACAAGGACACAAAGCCTTGTAATCTATGTGTAAGGGTGCGTTTAAATTAATGGGGGTGATTAAATGAAGGGTAATGTATGTTATCAAAAGACAGACTTCGGCTCTGAAACACCTGACTTGCTTAATAAATACGTTCTGAAAATAACTCAAATAGCAGGAATATCACTCAAAAAAGATATTTCAAGAGAGAGTTTAAGGCTTGCTTTAAGCGTTCCTACACTTGTATCGCAACTTGTTAATGATAAAGAGTACATAACCAAATCTGAAATTGAGATTATACAAAAATCTCTTGAAGATATGGATAGCGTGTTAAACGGAAAGATTGACGATACAAACGCAAAACTTGATGATGAAATAAACGCAAGGGAAATGCTTGAAAATGTGGTGAATACACTGCAAACACTGGCTCACAAGCACAGTAACAAGAATGTACTTGATACTATCACAGAAGATAGAGTAGCAATATGGGACAAAGTGAAAGACCTTGATAAATACTTTGACTATATTGATTTTAAGGCTTTTGTCGAAGAAATAGTATATGCATATACAAACGAACTTCAAAATCTGTACACAGCAATCGGCATTACATCATACGACGGTGGTGTATTCGGTATGGAACAGTTAGGAACAGAGCTTGACGGCGGTAACTTTGACAGTGAACCCGAAAACAGTTTTGATTGCGGTGATTTTAACCCGCTTGAACTGTCTGCACAAGTAACATCGGTCATTGATTGTGGAACGTATTAAGGAAAGGAGGATTGATAGAATGGCAACAAGATTTATAGCAAAGCACGGTTTGAAAAGCAATATAAATAGATTAACACTTTCGGAAGGCGAAATAGCTATTGCATATAGTGATGACAAATCAGAGGCTGAAATATATGTAGGTGGAAACGACAATACACCAATCCCCGCAGCAGGTGCGTCGATGAAAACAAAAAACCAAATATTTGTCGTGTGTGACGGCGACCACGACGAACTGAAATTACAGGCGGCGATAGATAGTGCGCAAAACAACAGCGTTATCTATCCTGTAGGTACACAATGTGTTTTGACAAACGAAAATACCATACGTGGTTATGGATTGACGAACAGTAGTGGTGGATGTGTTATATCATTAAAAGGTGGTATGACCCTAGATGGGTCAATGTGTGATGAATTCATTTTTAAAAACACAAATCCTGCTGAAAAACAGCATATTTTTCACATATCACAATTTGCGACAATGAAAAATGTAACATTGGTAGAAGATACTAAAACAGTGACATCTGATACAATTAATCCAATGGTATTATATGCTGAAGATGACTCGAACATTATGTTCTGTTCATTTGTCACTATATTTAGCACGCATCAAATAGGTGTATCAACATTTAAATTGGGTAAAGTACTATTTTTTAATAATGTTATAGATGGGTTTGAGGGTGCTCCAGGAAATGCAATAACGAAAGAAATTTACATTGCACGTTATGCAAAAATAATAGGGAATGAATTTTTAAATTTTACACAAAACAAACCACTTTTAGGGTTTATGCTTTCGGCGACAAATATTTTCTTTCAATGTAATTATATTGAAACTTGCGATAATTGTTTAATATCGTTAGGTGGAAGTATTATGGGAAATATTTTCAGATCTATGGAAGATTGTAGTATTAGCTGTGGTGGCGAAATTATAGGCAATATCTTCTCGTCAATATACCAAAATGAAGATACGTCATTCTTGACAAATTCGGGTAGACTAATTGGGAATCAATTTACTTCAATAAGAATTACTGGGGAATATGTTCAATTCATTGATTGTAGTAATTCTTCTATTATATCAGATAATTATATGTCTATCACATCTATACCTGCGACAGGAAGTTGTTCATTGATAGGTGCAACTGGTAAGACATTAATCTTAAATAACACGTTCTCTACTTCATCATCATTAGCCGACAATAACGAGTTTAATCTTTTAGATGTCGATGGTAACACAGTAATCAAAAATAATGTAACAAGTGCTAAATCTTTTGGTAGAATTGCAGATACTTGTATTGCAGAAGGAAATATAACATCGTGGAGTTAAGGAGGCTATTATGTACAAATTTTATAGTAAAAACGGGCAGGCACAATTCTACGAACACGGTGTCGAAATTGACGGCACTGTGTACGGAATACACGCCGATAGGGATATATTACGTATAAAACGTAGGATTGTCAATGATAAATTCGCCGAAACTGACGGTGATTTCGATATGGACACAGAAATTGCAAAAATTAAGCATACAGACATCACATTTGAACAGCCTACGGCAGAACAGCTGTCACAGATACAGTCAAAAACATTTGACAGTATGTCGGATATGAAACAATATGTTCAGTCCGTTATGAACGGTGACGAAACAATGTCACAGGACGAAATCAACGCAATGCTGTTATTAAAAATTGCGGAAATGGAGGTAGCAATTACAAATGAACAAACGACTAATTAAAATGTATTACAAAAAGGGCATTTACAAAGAAAAGGATTTAAACACATTTGTAAATGCCAGATTTATCACAGAGAATGAGAAAAAAGAAATTATGGAGGGTTAAAAAATGGCTAATAAAATTCAATTTAGACGTGGACTGAGAAAGTTACTACCAACATTGTCGTTCGCTGAGCCGGCATACACAAGTGATACAAACGAGTTTTTTATCGGCACAGGCAAAGGAAATGTAAATATGAACGGTAGCTTGTGGTATACAGGCACAGCTTTAAGCGGTACGTCTAAAAACATCAACTATACATATGCAGATTGTCCTCTTGTTAAAGTGGGTGATATGTACCTTAATACCGATTATGGCTATATCTATCAGTCTACTACAGCAGGTAGCGGCGAAGACGTAAAGTGGCAATACAAAGGTACGATAAGAGGACCACAAGGCATACAAGGTGTTAAGGGCGACACAGGAGAACAAGGTCCGCAAGGCTTGAAAGGTGATACAGGTGCAAAGGGTGAAAAAGGCGACAAGGGCGAAAAAGGTGAAACAGGAACACTTGGAAGTAATTCAGTGAAAACCGTGCATATTGCAGATGAGGCTATTACAAGAAGCAAACTTGCAGGAGATGTTTATGATTGGATAAATAGCGGTGAATATTCCGAATCTGAATGGAATTTTGACCAAACCATAAAAAATCTAATAAAAATAGGAGCAATAAACATACCGATTTTGGAATGTTATCCTGCAGAAAATATAGGGGCGAAGATAAACACAGTAGCTAAAGTAGGTGACTTGTTTATCATAAAAAATGTGGTTGCAGACCCGGATACAGAAGCAATAGAACAAATTCGCTATAATGATGATTTAGGTTCTGTTTTTGTTTTCAACGGAAGTATACAAAAAGGATATTGTGGAGTTTGTAGAGTTACTAAAGTCTTAAAAATAATAGATGTGGGAGAATATGAAAGCGGAGAGGTTAAACTGCTATTCACATTCAAACAAGGTGGAGAAGAAGTAGTAATACGCGAGGAGGATAAATAAATGAACATTTGGGAAACAATCAATATATTTTGGGTTACATTGGCGTGTAACCTATTCATAAAAACTGTATTTGTTGCAGTTATGTTAGATACGGTTTTAGGGTTACTAAGGGCAATCAAAGAGAAAAAGTTTAATAGCTGTTTCGGCATTGACGGTGCAATACGAAAATTTGCAATGATTGTATCGGTTGTGGGTTTGGCTATTTTGGACAAGCTGATAGGCTTTAATATGCTACCGTTTGTGCCGGAAGAAGTGCTTAAATATATAGGCATTACGCAAGTGGGCATATGTGAGTTTTTCTGCTTGCTGTACATAATGTATGAAAGCATTTCGATACTGAAAAATATGTGCTTGTGTGGTCTGCCGATACCGAGCAAATTGCGAAGTGGAATTGAAAAATGGCTAAACACTATGACATCAGAACTTGAGGGGAAGAAAGGGGAATAACTATGAATTTACAAGATACTGTTGCACTGATGAACAGTGCGGACTACAAGGAACGTTTCAAGGCAGAATATTATCAGTTGGCGAATCGGTTCAAAGGGTTAAAGAAAATGTTGGAGGAATGGGACAGGGGAAAACTAAAATTTTCCCCGACGTGTCCACGCAGTACATATAACATGCAACTAAACGCAATGGCTGACTATTTGGCAATTTTAGAGGCGCGAGCAGTAATGGAAGATATTGAATTGAAAGAGGTGTAGGAAATATGAGAATTGGAATTAACTGCGGACACACTGTAAGCGGCACTGTCGGTTGCGGTGCAGTCGGTTACATAGATGAGAGCGTAGAGGCACGGAAAGTCGGCTATGCACTTGAAGATTTACTAAAAAAGGCAGGGCATACAGTGCACGACTGCACAAATGATTATGCGCCGACAGTAAGTTCAAATCTAAGACAGATAGTTGATATGGCAAATTCACAGTCACTTGACTTGTTTGTATCAATTCACTTTAACAGTGGCGGTGGGCAAGGTACAGAGGTGTGGACTTACGGCGGCAAAAAGTTTGATGAGGCAGCAAATACTTGCAAGGCGATAAGTGAATTGGGTTTTAAAAACAGAGGTATTAAAGACGGCTCTAAGCTGTATGTGGTACATCACAGCGACGCGAAAGCTATGCTTGTTGAAGTGTGTTTTGTAGATACAGAGGACGCAAATAAATACAAGAAAATCGGTGCGACAGAGTTTGCAAAAGCGATTTTTAAAGGAATTACAGGACAAGTGACAAAGGATAAAACAAACAAGGAGGAATTAAATATGACACAATATGAGGAACTACTTAGCAAAATTAATGAGTTGGACAAGAAAAAGGCAGATAAATCAGAAATGATTTACGATTGCATTGACAGTAATATGCCCGAATGGGCGCATAAGCCTGTTCAGTGGTGTTTGGATAACGGTATTGTATCAGGCGCAGACGACGCGCACCTTAATCTAAACAATACAAAATTGTGGGTATGTGTTGTTGTATATCGTGCAGTTAAATTTGTTGCAGGACTTATGAAAATCAAGATTTGATAAGGAGTAAATGACTATGGGTTTGGCAGATACAATAAGAAATAAGGTAAACAGCCTTTTTAATTTCGATTCACAACAACAGAGTAATCAATTAAAAAACAAAATTGATACATTGTACGGAAAGCAAAATACAGCAACGGCACCGAACATAAATTCCTTTAACCCGTTCATCAGCAAAAGAGACGGACAGGTTATAAATAAAATGGCTGATTATAAGCCGATTGTAAACAGCAGTGCGACAAGCGATAAGGTTAGAGAATGGATAACACAAGCAACAGGTATTCAACCAACAAACACAATGTCAAATTCATCAAATTCTACTCAAAATGAAAATAGTACCGCTCTTAGCAGTGGTACTATTAATTCAAACGGTGATGATAATGTTGGTTTTAACGGAAATCTTGACAGTTCGTCGCTTGGAAGTCTTGATGTAGCAACACAACTTCCGAAACTATCAACAGCACAAATAGCTGAAATCATTAAAAAGCACTTTAATCGCAGTTCAGTCATATCAACAAGTGACGCAGAGGGTATATACAATGCTCAAAAAACAACAGGTATGAGCGCTTTGGCAATACTCGGTATCGGAGCTTTGGAAAGCGGTTGGGGTACTTCAAACATAGCCAAGAAAACCAATAATATTTGGGGTTACGGTGCTACAAATGTTAATCCTGAGGGCAACGCCCATAGATACGGTCAGATGTCACAAGGTGCTACTCAATTTGCGACTGAATTTATGAAAACATACTACAATGGGTATGGTGCAAAGTCAATTAATTCAGCAGGTACAGGTAACAATCCGAAAGGAATGGGGTATGCATACACAGACGGCGGAGCAATAGATAGCAGTTGGGCGACACAGGTAAGTTCTATTATGGGAAAACTATACAACACAGCTAAGGGTGTAAGCGGTTCAAATACAGGTAATTCATCAAGTAATTCATCAAGAAGTTATCTAAACAGATTGAGCTATGCGAACAATTCAAACACTTCGTCAGGCGGTTCTTCCAAAGGACGGCAGATTGTTGCGGCGGCAAAGCAGTATTTGGGAACACCGTATGTATACGGCGGTACTTCGTCAAGCGGTGTTGATTGTAGCGGTCTTGTACAACTCGCGGCGAAAGCAAGCGGTATTGATATACCACGAACAACATACGACCAAATAAATGTAGGGCAAGCTGTAAGCAAGAATAACTTGCAAGAGGGCGACCTTGTATTTTTCAGAGGTTCGGGCGGTAGTACGTCAGCTCCGGGACACGTCGGAATTTATATAGGTAACGGACAGTACATACAAGCACCAAAGACAGGTGATGTCGTTAAAATCAGCAATTTATCAGGACGTAGCGACTATGTCGGTGCAAGAAGAATAGCATAAGGGAGGTAAAACGAATGGCATATAATACGCAAGACGCCGTAAATACAATATTACGGCTAAAAGGTAATTGGCTTAATGCAAATGCAGAGGGCGATACAAAGAAAACGGCACAAATAGCAAACGAGGCACAAAACTATTACGGACAAATGCGTGAAAATGGTGACACAAAGCTTGCCGACACGCTTTATAACAGCGGATATGACGCGTCAAAGAAGTATGTTAATGACTACTTTGCACAGAGCGGTAAAAGTGCAATTAGACCGTATTTTTACGGCTTAGGCTCAAAGTACGGTTTAAGTCAAAGCGATATAGACAATGCACTTCAATATAACGATACGACAGGTGAGGTTAGCTTAGGCGGTAAAAACATAGGCAAGCCGTCGGCAATAGGCTCAAATGGGGTATCTTATTGGGATAACAGTACGCTTGATAATGCTTTTAAAAACTATGTTCAAGACACAGGCAAAAGTCAAACCACATCAAGCCTTGTAGGTCAACAGCAAAGTAATCTATTCGACCATTATAACGACTTGATGAAAACAAATACACAAGATTATAACGACTATATGAACTTGGTTAAAGCTAATCCTTTTTCTACCGATGAGGCAAAAGCGATACTTGGTAAATATAATCTATCAGCTATACAGGGAAGAAATAATCAGCTTGCTTTAGGTACAGCTTCAAACGGCGGTAATGTTGACAGTTACAGCGCCGCAAACGCAATGCGACAGCAAGCGGCGCTATACTCACAGGCGCAACAGAATGTATTAGACGCGTATAATGCAAAGGTGCAAAACGCTTATAATTCAACGCAAAAAATTGAACAGGCACGAAAAATCCTATCCGATATGGGTGTTCAAATCGACAATGCGTTCAACAGAGACGAAACAGCAAAGAATAACGAAGTACAAAGAAATGAAACTGTACTTAACGGTAAAGTATCACGTGACGCAACAACAGCACAAGTTACAGGTCAAATTCCTAAGGGTATGCAATATTCTTCAAATCCATTCTTTGATGATAACGGCAATCCGATAGAAGATATTGACTATAAAAAGGTAATCGAACAAGCTATCGCAAGAGGTGATACGCAGACAGCACAGGCGGCGAGAGTTGCAAGGGGCGTAAAAATTTGGAACAACTACAGTAAATACGGTCAATATGATGACGGTGATTACGGTGTTCCGAATACGCAAACAGAGGACGCAAGACAGTTTGACGCAGAACTTAAAAACAGCAAGGATATTGCACAAATGGGTTACGACCACGAAGAAAGAATGCCAGGCATTGAGGCTGACAATACAATCCGTATTAACAATAATCAAGCCGATAATACAATTCGTGTTAATGACGCAAGTGCCAAGAATGAAATGGCTGTTGCAAACAATGCATCGAAGAATACGATAGCTGAAAAAACGTCAGAAATAAATAACACTGTAAATGCATACAAACAGACGGATGGTGCGTTAGGTGGAAATACAGCCTCTTCGTCTAATTCTTCTAAATCGTCAAAAAACGGTAGTCAAGTGGATGGAATAACAAAAGAATTCTTTAACAGTTGGATACAGAGAAACAACAACGCAGCACAAGAAATGGGAAAAAAAGATATGTTTATAGTCAATGCTGATGGTACATACAAAATCAATCCTGCAATTCCGGACAATTATAAGAAAGTTTTGACGATGAATACAGCTAATACGGACGGTCTTACAGATGAACAACGTATAGATTTACTCCATTCAGTGGGTCTAACCGATGATGATATTTATAATGCAGGTTCTTTAATAAAATAATTACAACCAAAGAGGAGCTTAAAATATGAGTAATATGCAAGAGAAATTAAAATCATTACAAAATATTATGTCACAAAGAGGATATAATAGATCTGCATCAACAGCAAGAGAAAATACCGATTTAAAAAGTAATTTGAAATCATTGCAGGATATTTTAGTTAAAAGAGGGTACACACCAAAAAGTGTACCCTCTGAACAAAAAAGCAAAACACGGCATAAAGAAAAGGGCAATAATCTTTTCGAAGAAACAAGTAAATCTACTTTTGAAACAATGCCGAAATACCAAGAGGCAAAACAAAAACACCAAAAAGAAAAAGAAGATAAACTTAATGCTATGTATGATAAATATGGTATTGACCCGAATAATTTTTCTTATGATGATTTTTCAAAATGGGCAGAAGAACATAATTTTAACCGTATTCCACATAACGACCCTTTAGAAGCAGGATATGATTGGCTTCCTAATGAAAAAGGCATTAGCAAAGAAGTAAAAAAAGATAAAGAAACATTAGAGCAACTTGCATTAAACAATCAAAGAAAAAACATAGCAAAAGAAGGTGGGAATGTACCGGATACATTTATAACAAGTTTAATGGACGGTGCGACTTTGGGTGGAAGAAGTGCGATTGATAATTTAAAGTCACAAAAAAAATATAAAGAAACAGGACTTAATGTCAACGATTACGTAAGTGAAAAACAAGCAAATGCAAAATCATCAGAAGAACACCCAATAGCAAGTACCGTCGGAGAGTTAGCAGGTTCTACAGTTTCACTAATAGGATTAGGTGAAGCTGTTGGAGGTGCTTTGAAAGGTGTAAAGTGGTTGGCGAAAACACCTACTTGGGTTCAAGGTGCAATAAAAAACGGCATTGTTTTTGGACTACAACAAGGAACAGAAGCAACCACTGACGGAAAAAAAGCAAAAGATATAGCAAAAGAAACCGCTATAGGCGTTGTAGGAGGAGCCGTAGGCGGTGCGACAAGTTCCACTGTTGAAGATTTTGCCGAAAATATCTTGTTTAAAACGAAATTGCAACATAAATTTATACCTGAAATGATAAGAAATGGGGTTGCGGGCGCGTCATTTGCCGGTGCAGACAGTGCTGCTACATATTTTTTGCACCCTAAAGAAGAAAGACCTACAGCTAAAGACGTTGCTAAGAATATGGCTGTGACCTTTGCTTTTGCAACAATTACATCAGCTATAAATATGGGTAAAATCAAGCAATCAAGTAAAGAGGCTTTAGACGTTGTAAACGATAAGATGATGAAAGATTACGAAGGTATGATGAATTCAGCAAGTACAAACGACGTAGAAAGTGTTAAACAATTTGCTAAAAATGTTATGGATTACTCCGATTCAATGATTAAGTATCTTGACGGAGAAGGTTTTAAACTAATAAATAATGCTCCGTCAGATACTGTTACAGAATACTTAACCGGCAAAGGAAATGCACCAGTTAAAGATACTGTATTAGAAAAAGCTCGTTTTGTTGGTGAGGACGCTCGTGTAAGAAGTATGCAAGAGGACTTAAGGACTATCAAAAGCAGAGCAAAAGAATTTTACGACAGAGCTGATTCAATTCCTTATGATGTAGAAAAAATATCGAAAACATCAAATGTAGGGAATGTGGACAATATCACAAAAGAGCCTACAAACATAAATAATACAAATCCAACACCACAAAACACAAATCCGATACAAAATGTACCAAAAACATCAGAAGTAGAACCGATACAAACCGTTCAAGAACAAACGCCTATAAGCGTCAAGACAAATGATGTTGAAGTTCAAAAAACAGATAAGTTACCGAAAGAAGTTCAAGACAGCGTAAGCAAAGCTGATGTTGTCGCAGAAAACAATCCGCAAGGGTATAATAAGGATTTTGTCAGACGATACGCGAATAGTTTTGTTGAGGTTGCTCAAAAGAGTGACAATTATCCGAATCGCGATTTTCTTGATAACAATATTGCTGATGAATTAACTCAAAAGATACTTACAGGGGAAAGTAAACTTGACGGAAACAGTGCTTTTGATTATGCAGTAAAACAATTCAAATTTATACTAAACCAAGCTGACGAAAGCAAGCTTAATCAAGTACAACAGTTTAATGAAAATCAAAAACAACAGAATGATGTATCAGCTTCCGAAATTAACACCGATAATTCAATTATTAATGATACAGCAGACAGCGTTAATAGCGCAGATACACCAACTACAACTGACACTGCATTTAACGACACACAAGAAAACGGTGTACAATCGTCTGTAAATCGAGTTACAGATGAAGTACATAATGCAATGAATAAAGTCGGCTTAAATGTATCTGAAAGTGCAACAGGTATACAAGAGGCAAATACAAGATTTATGTCAAGCAATGATAATCTTTTCGACAAAAATTATGTAAGTAACTATGCGAATGACTTTGTGCAAGCTATGTCAGAGAAAAACGGACGTAGCTACACAGTTTTATCACAAGAAACAGATAATCTTGCTGATGAACTTGTAAATAAAACTCTTACCGGAAACAGTGTACTTGACGGAAACAGAGAATTTCAAACTGTAGTCAGAAATTTTAAAGATGTTTTAAGAGAGGGAATAAAGAAAAACACCAATCTACATAACAATGTATATGGCGCAAACGAAGTTTTAAATGCACAAGTGCAAGACGTGGAAAACGGCGATTATTCTTCACTTGATATAAGTGAAAATGCAAATAACAATATAAAATTTGCTCCGGTAAGTGAAAATGGACAAAATGTAGGTTATGTTATAGAACAAGGCATTGACTATACGAACCAACTAAGTGAAACGTCGTTTGCAGTAAAACAGAAAAATGGAGAATACGAAACAAAACAAGGAGTTACATACGGTCGTTTTGGCACGCACCAAAGTTCAAACGGTAGTTATATTGTATCGTATTTGCCGACGGGCAACGCAACAGCAATATTCCCTAATCAAGACACTGCTATTGAATTTATGAAGCAAGTCGAAAATGAAACAAGTGGATATTCGATTTATTTGCATAACGACAATGATGGGATAACAAAGACAGGGGGCGAAATATCACAATTTATAAACGCATTAAACACAATAAAGAGTAATTTGCAAGTTAAAGAAAATTCTGCTAAAGAAATGGTCAGTGCCAATCCCCTTGCAGCGCCGGTGGAAAATGCAACTCAAAAAGACAATTCCACAATAGAAATACCTAAATCCGATATCAAAACAAATGAAACACTTCCTGTAGGTCAATTACTTGAAGATTACAATGATACTGTGGATAATATTCTTTCTGTATCTGATGAAACAGCAAAAGAACTCGCAGATAATAGAGTTGCGGTCGAGATATTAAAAAATACCCCTAACGTCATTCTTGACAATGTTAAAGGCGCAAGAGATCTGAAAGTGATAATCAATTATACCAAGTTATATCTTGCAGTTAGAAAAAACGGTGTTTTTGAGGGACATTATCACAATTTAGGTGCGGAAATCGCAAAAAAATTACCTGATTTTCTACAAAATCCCGACGCAATTATACAGCTTGCAAATGGTAAACTAAACTTGTTCACAACAGTCAAAACAAAAAAAGGAAATAATGGCATAATATCCGTTGAGCTTAACAGTACGAAAGATATTGGTGGCAAATACAAAGATTACAATGTTGTTGTAACAATGTTCAGTTCCAATGATAACTATACTAAAAACTTGATTTCCGGTGAAGGTGTAAACATAAAATACAAAAAAGAGGATTTATCGCAAGTGAATCCCCAACTGTATAAGTGGTTGGCAATTATTAACGATAAATCCTCTACTAACAATATTGTATCACAAGATAGTGATGTTGTCAATAGTAGTATACGCCGAGATACAGAAAATTATACATTAAATTTGAAAGATAAATGTAACCTCACACAAACAAAGCATACCAAAACAGGCGAGGATTTATGGATTATAGGCTTAAAAGAGAGAATTTCAGCAGATGAATATAAAAAGCTAAATGCAAAAGTAAAAGCAGTAGGCGGCTATTATTCAAGATACGCAAAAACACCCGACGGCAGACCGATACCGGGTTTTATTTTTAAAAGTGAACCAACAGAAGAAGTTTTTGATGTGTTTAATGATTTCTTTGGAACCACAGGCACTTTAAAAGAAACGACAGAGGTAAAAGTCGAAAACGATAAAACATTTGATGAACAAAATGAGCATAAAAACGAAAACACTCAAGTGATTGATGAACAAAATGAGCATATAAAAAAGGTTTCGGAAAGCAATAATGTGAGCCACGTTGACGAAGTCGATAATCTTGAAAAATATACTGAAAATATGACGCCGTTAAAGAAAAGTAATGCCATAAAAGAACTTACAAAGCGTACAGTTACTGAAGAATACGGTTCGACAACTAATGCAGAACTTATAGAAAAAAGCGTTGCTGACGGCAGAGAACTTGAAAAGAGTAGAGAAGTTAAGAAAAAATATGCGAGCAACAATATAACTAAAACGTCTTATGTGCGTTTTCAAGACTTAGTTGAACAATCTTACAAACTCAACAAAGCTGAGTACAACAAAAAGGGAATTAACTCTTTTACTTTAGTAAAAGAAGCACGCGACTTAAAGCAAGACAAGCAAGGTGGAGAAAATATTAAAGCGATAGACAGCGAATTATACTATTATCTTACTGGCGATGAAACTGTATTACCTAACAAATGCTTTAATGATTATTATGCAATAAGAACAAGCAAAAACACCAGCCTTGACATAAGTAAAACTATGTACGACTACGGAATGTGGTTGAATGAAAATTCGGCAATGAACGCTCCGCTTGAAAGCGACACTGCAAATACTGAAAAAGAAGTGACAGATAAGCAAAACAGTATTGAAAAGAAATCAGGAAGTGATATAATTAAAGAAAAACCAGACTTAGAAATCGGCGATGTAATCGAGTATGACGGCAAGCAATGGAAAGTTACACAAACAGGCTTAAATATGAGTTTTGAAAATCTTGATAAGAGTGACAACAAACAGACATTCTCACATATCGGCGGTATAGAAAACTTTAAGCAAACACACGATTATAAGGTTATCAAAGACGTTGATATGTCAGATGATGCAAAGACTACAGGAACTTTGGGGAAAGTAAGTGAAAAAGATGCAACAAGCAATAAAAATAATATTGAAAAAGCAGTTAAAAATGATATAATTAAAGTAAGAGAGGGTGCAAACGAAAAATCGCAACAAGTTGCAAATTTTGTAGAAGAAAAATTGCAAAAAGGTGAAAAATTCACAAGCGATATGTTATTCAAGAAAACCAGCGAAATATATGACGGCTCATTAGCCGATAATACATTCACAGTCAAAGACGCATATGACGCAATGGAGTTGGGTATAAATCAATATATTTTAAATATGAAAGAAGAACCTACACTTGATAAAATGTTTGAAATAATCGATAAAATACCAACTCAAACAAAACGCACAGAGGGAATGGACAATTATCAGCAATTCTCTACACCTCCAACGCTTGCATATTTAGCAAGCTATGCAGCTAATATCAATTCAAATGATATAATGCTTGAACCGTCGGCAGGTATTGGAGGTATTGCTACATTTGCAAAAAAGAGCGGTGCAAAGGTAATTGTAAACGAACTTGACCCAAGAAGAATGGCAATACTTAAAAATATGCCGTTTGATGATTTCTACAGTGAGGACGCGGAACAGATAAACAATATATTAGGCGGAGATATTGAACCTTCTGTTGTTGTTATGAACCCTCCGTTTTCGTCGTCAACCACAAGAAATATGAAAGGCGCTAAAATAGGCGCAAAGCACATAGAAGAAGCACTTAAAATGTTAAAGACTAATGGTAGACTTGTAGCTATAACAGGTAAAACAATGGCTGATGATGCACCTGCGTTTAGAAATTGGTGGAATGACATAAAAAAGAAATACAACGTTGTTGCAAACATAGGTATTTCGGGTAAGAACTTTAATAAGTACGGTACAAATTTTGGCATTCAGATGATGGTTATTGACAACAACGGTGCAACCAAGAATACTATAACCGATTATGTCGAAGATTTGCACGATTTACAAAGCATTTTAGGAGGTATAAGAAATGAGCGACCAATACTTGACTATTCAGCAAATGAACAAAGAACCACTACAACAACACGCAAAGAAATTGCTACAACAAGAACAAAAGGTAGTGTTGGAGACGGCACTGTATCTGACGCAAGTAGCGAAATTGATACTAAACAATCCTCAGATAAGGGAAGAGTACCAAAACACAGAAATGCAGAGACAGAAGTTTTACGAAATGACGGAAGTGGTGGAAATACTGTCAATCAAAGAGCCGATAAGCCAAATGAATTGGATGATGAACGACGACTTGACGGACGAAGAAAATCAAGAGGAAATGATGAACTGCAAGACGTTGGAAGAACTGATAAGTCTGATAGCGTGGAACATAGTGTTCAATCTGGATATGGCGGAAACGAAAAGAATGGCGGACTTAGACAGAACGGTGTCGGGGTACAACGATTAAAGAAAAAAGAACTGACTGATAATGTTTTTGAAGAATACAAAGTAGCACCTTTAAAAGTGAAAAACGCAAAGCCACACCCTGCAAAATTAAGCGAAAGTGCGGCGATGAGTGCAGTAAAAGCACCTGACATAACATATAAACCACATATAGACCAAAAACTTATTGATGAAGGTACTTTGTCGAGTGCACAACTTGAAGTTGTTTCAAGAGCAGGACAATGTCACTCTCAAACATTGCCGAACGGCGAAACAAGAGGATTTTTCTGCGGCGACGGTACGGGTGTTGGAAAAGGACGTACAGTAGCAGGCATTATTCTTGATAACTTCAATCAAGGCAGAAAAAAGGCTGTTTGGATTTCAAAAGGACACGACTTGTTAAAAGATACTCTTGATTATACCAAAGATGTATTTGGCAGAAATGATATGGTAGTTGAATTCAACGGCGGTAAAAAAGCCGACAGCAGTTTAAAGTCAGATGATACCATATTGTATCTTACATACAATAAACTGTCGCAAGGGTGGAATAAAGAAAACTCAAACTTTGAAAAAATCGTTAGTTGGTTAGGACAAGACTTTGACGGTGTGATTGCTTTTGATGAGGCACATATGATGTCTAATGCCGGCGGAAAGGTCACAAACAGAGGTAAAGCTAAACCAAGTGAGACAGCTTTAGCCGGTATAGAACTTCAAAAATTGTTGCCAAAAGCCAAGGTTATCTATATGTCAGCCACAGGAGCAACAGAAGTTGAGAATTTGCAATATGCTACAAGATTGGGACTTTGGGGCGAAGGTACCGCTTTCCCAAATGAAAAAGAGTTTATATCTCAAATAAAAGGCGGCGGTATCTCTGCAATGGAAATGCTTGCACAGGATTTAAAAATGGAAGGTGTTTATCTGTCACGAAACATTTCTTATGAAGATGTTACATATGATAAACTAACCCACAAATTAACAAAAGAACAAAAGAAAATGTATAACACTGTAGCAAAAGCGTGGCAAATAGTATTTCAGAATTTGAATGAAGCACTGAAAGAAACACACCAATCGTCAGACGGCACTGCACGAGGACAAGTCTATGGAAAGTTTTGGTCGTCAAACCAAAGATTTTTTAATCAAATTCTTGTATCAATGCAAACACCGAGTGTTATTAAAGATATTGAAAAACAGCTTGCTAAAGGTAAATCGTGTATCATACAACTTACAAGCACAAACGAAGCACAAGGTAAGCGTGAACTTGCAAGACTTTACGAAGAAGGATTAACACTTGATGATTATGATGTTTCACCTAAACAGATGCTTATGGAATACGTTGAAAAATCATTCCCTGTTCAACAATACGAGGAATATAAAGATGAAAAAGGCAATGTAAAAAGCAAACCGGTGTACAACAGTAAAGGCGAACCTGTATTAAACAGAGAAGCAGTCCGAAAGCGTGACACATTGTTAGACCAATTAGGTAGTATGAAAGCACCGTCATCGCCTATAGATATGATTATCAATGCGTTTGGAACAGATTTAGTTGCAGAAAACACCGGCAGAAGTTCACGAGTAATTAATGTTGACGGAAAAAATGTTCAGCAAAGACTTAGTAATAACACAAGAAGTGCCGATGTAGAAGCATTCCAAAACGGTAAAAAGCGTATAATGATATTTTCAGAAGCAGGCGGTACAGGAAAGAGCTACCACGCAAGTAAAGCAGCCAAAAATCAACAACAACGTGTACATTATTTGCTTGAAGCAGGTTGGAAAGCGTCAACGGCGGTACAAGGTTTTGGACGTTCACACAGAAGTAACCAAGTATCGGCTCCTATATTCAAACTTGTAACAACCGATTTGAAAGGACAAAGCCGTTTTATCTCAACCATAGCAAAAAGACTTGCTCAATTAGGTTCGCTTACGAAAGGTCAAAGGCAAGCAGGCAGTCAAGGTATGTTTTCGGAAGATGATAACCTTGAAAATGCTTTTTCTGCAACAGTGTTAAAAAGTTATATTACCGCATTGGCTAAGGGCGGTATAAATGATATTACCAACGGAAAAGAAATTATTTCAAAATTAGGACTTAACGTATACAGTTCGGACGGTTCGATTAATCAAAATTCTGACGATTTGACAAGTATAAACAAGTTCCTTAACCGTATATTATCATTAGAATATGATGAGCAAAACGAAGTTTTTGATGAGTTTGACAGCCAGTTGAAAATGGCAATGGCAGAGGCTGAACAAAACGGCACACTTGATAAAGGTATGGAAAACTACAAAGCCGATAAAGTATCGGTCAAAGAAACCAAAACCGTACATACAGATAAGTTAAGCGGTGCTGAAACTTTGTATTATTCTCTTGTTGCAGATAAGAAAATAAAAAAGAACGAATTTAGCGATATACAAAGCGATAGTCCAAGATTTAAAGGCTTTTATCAGAACAAAGCAAACGGAGGAGTAAGAGCGATAACTCAAATCGCAAACAAAACAGATAGCAACGGTAATGTTGTAAGTCGTTTTAAGGCAGAAGGACAAGAATATGGTAAGACAGTATATTTAAGTGAACAACAAGTAAGCCAACGTTGGAATAAGATAGATAATGAAACAGCTAAAGCTTTATGGAATAAGAGGCTTGAAGAAATGCCTGAATATCGTCAAGAAAATGTACATCTTATAAGTGGTGCTGTGCTTCCGGTATGGGATAAATTACCTGAAACAAATATTAAAGTATATCGAATACTTACTGATAATGGCGATGTGCTTATAGGTCGTGTTATACCTGAAAATGCTATAGACTCAATTCTTAGACGTTTAGGGGCTAACAGAACAAAGGGCAAAGTAGATGTATCAAGTGTTATGAATAGCATTAAAAACGGTGATGTTGTTTATCTTGAAAACGGTTGGAGCCTAAAACAAAGAAAAGTAGCAAACGAACAGCGTATTGAACTTACAGGTCCTCGTTTTGAAAATTATGAGTTCATAAAAAAATTAGGCGTATTTTCCGAACGTATTTCGTATCAAACACGTTTCTTCATACCGACAAAGACTAATACTGAAAATATTATAAAAGAGCTTATGCAATACTCGCCTTATAGCAGAACAGAAACGGAAATGCAGTATAACAAAGGTGACGACGGTAATGGTTGGGAAGTAAAGAAACCAGAACAAGAAAAACAGATTGAAAGTGTTGAAGATGACAGCAAAAAAACATCAGATAAAAGCAGTGCAGACATACGTTATTCAAAACAAGCTAATAGCCTTGACAGTTGGACATCTGATGTGACGCAAAACAGCAAGAATGCAAAAAATAAGAAGTTGGGCGATATTGTTTCGTATATTTCAAAAGAATTCAATATACCTATTTCAAAAGGCAACTTGTCACTGACACGAGCTAAAGGCGAGTTTAAGAAACTTCCGAAAGCTGTAAGACTTCGTATAGCAAATGACTTGCCGACAGCTACTCACGAATTAGGACATTTGCTTGATGATAAATATGATTTCACTTCATCAGCTAATATTGATGAGATAATCGACTTTGCACAACGAAAAAGTCCAACATTAATGAAGCAATATAAAAAAAGTGAAGTACCGGACGAGTCGGTAGCTGAATTTGTGAGAGAGTTTGTTAAAGATCCGCAAAGTACAATAAAGGAAGTACCGAGATTTTCAAAAGAATTTATCGAAACTCTTTCTCCGAAAGACGCTCAAGCCTTAAAAACTCTATCAGAATATTCACAACAATACTATAATTCGGACTTTATGGACAAAGTAGACGCGGCAATGACCAACAACAAAGAGATAAAAAAGAGAAGTAAATCAACGGCAAGTGAAATATCGAAAGAAATATACACCAAGTTGGTTGATAGCTTTGCACCTATCAAAGAAGCTACTGATTATGTTAAAGAGGTAAAAGGAACTCTCAGCGGAAAAAAGGACGCATATATTTTAGCTATAAATTCTAAAAATGTAGACGCCACTATGTCTACTATATTTAAAGAAGGAATGGTTGACCCGAACGGCAATTTGACAGGCGGAAAAGGGTTGATAGATTGCATTAAAGATATATCACACAAAGATATAGATTTATTCGATAAATATTTAGTATTAAAGCACTCTTTGGAATGGATTGAACCACAAGAAGGTGCAAAGTTAAAGCGTGTATTCAGTGATGATACTTTGCAAGACGGCAAACGAATAAAAAGAGAAATAACAAATCTTGAAAACAATCATCCTGAATTCAAAGAAGCGTCGGAAAATCTGTACAAGTTCCAACAAGATATGTTAAAATATTGGGTAGTATCTATGGGCGGTATGGATGCTATTACATACAACAAACTACAAAAAATGTACCCACATTACGTGCCGTTTATGCGTGACACCGGTAGGAACAGAACAGGATTTAAAAGTGGTTTTGCAAATCAGCAAAGTCCTGTAAAAACTGCGAAAGGTAGTGGTGCTACAATCATATCTCCACTTGAAAGTATTATAAAAAATGTAGAAAAGCAAGTGAAGTTCGGAACAAGAAACAGAGTTATGGCGGTATTGGGCATGTATGCGGACAATGTACCGGGGTTTGCTAATTTTATAGAACCTGTGCCACCAGACCAAGTAAAGAATATAATCAACATTGAAAAGTTGTCTGATGAATTCTTAGGCAGAATGTCAGAAAGTCTTGACGAAAACGATTTGTTTAACTTAACAGAGGCTTTTGAAGACGTATTCGGCACACAAGTTGAAAGTTATACACCTGTAGTTATACCTGGAAAGCAAATAGTTACATATTTGAATAAAGGCAAGCACAAATATTATCAGGTACACGATAAGGCACTGTTTAATGCTATAACAAATTTAACACCGATCCAAACAGGAAAAATAATGAATTTTGCAGGAAGAACTTTAGGCATAACAAACGCACTGATAACGCAACTAAATCCGGTTTTTGCTACCACGAACGCAATACGAGATTATGATACTGCAATGAAAAATTCAAAAGCATATAATAATCCTATTACTTTTACAGGGGCATATATGTCAGCTTTATGGGACGTTATAAGAAACAGTGACAATTATAAACAATATAAAGCTGCAGGTGGCGGACATATGTCAATGTTCAGCGATAATATTGATGTACTGAAAAAGACTTTGCGCGAGGTGAACTCAAAAGACGCAGGACTTGCAAGGCGTTTGGCACAAGCAATATTCTTACACCCAATAGAATGCGTTACAAAAATCAACGAAATTACCGAAGCTATTCCGCGACTGGCTGAATTTAAAGGTATGAAGAAAAAGGGAGCCGATAATCAACAAGCTATTTATGCCGCGTCTGATATAACCGTCAACTTCAATAGAAGCGGTGATGTCGGCAGAAAACTAAATAAAATATTTAGATTTTCGAATGCGACTGTTCAAGGTATGGATAAACAAGCTCGTATATTCACAAGTGGTGGTAAAAAAGAGATTGCAAAGCATATGCTTAGGTACCTAATCAGTGCAATTTTAACTACTGCACTATTGGAATTTTGGAACAGGACGTCAGATGAAGATGGTTGGGAAGAATTATCTCAGTATCAAAAAAATAATTTTTACTGCATATCTATAGGTAACGGAAAATTTATAAAAATACCTAAAGCAAGAGAAGCGGCAATACTAAACACAACAGCAGAAAGAGCCGCCGATTACGCTTTTGGTGACAAAGAAGCATTTTATCAATTTGGGCAATACATCGGTGATACAACATTACCTGCGTGGTTGCCTGTTACCGGTATTGCAGAAGGAGGAATTGAAGAAGGTGTACATCAAGCTGCAGGAGGTACAATATTAGGCGGAATTGTTGATAATATGGTTAATAAAGACTTTAAAGGTACGCCGATAGTAAGTTCGGCACTTGAGGACGAGCCAAACAAGGAGCAATACAACCAAAAAACTTCTTTATTGGCAAAGTCAATAGGTCAGACATTTAACTGGTCGCCGATGAAAATAGACCACTTAATTGATAATTATACCGGTATTATCGGTAAGCTCAATAGGTCGGTTACCGCTGACGGCTTCAGTCCGTCTAACCTATACGGAACGTCTTTCAGTGCGGATAGTGTATATTCAACAGATGTATTTAATCGTGTGTACGAACAAAGAGATAAAATGCAAAAGAAGTATCAAAATGAGCCGACACCTCAAAACGCTTGCTTATACGAAAAGTACGCTACAAAGGCGGCGTATATTACACAAGCAAACAAAGCGATAAAAAGACTGTCGGAGGATGAGCAAAGAACTGCACGTAAAGAACTTATAACAGATATAAAAGCAACAGGTTCAGCAATTACCGATACAGACAAGGGGATTGTTAATTCTTTTAGTAATGGCTTATTAACCTCTGATAATGGTTATGTAGACAGCTTGCCAAAGTCAACTATAACTAAAACAAAAAATAAGCAATCATACACTTGGGAAATGACATATTCGGAATACAAAAAATATTACGACGATTATCGGAAAGAAGTTGAAAAACAACGTAAAAAACTTCTGAATACAAGCGCGTACAAAAGAGCTTCGGATATTGAAAAAACTGAAATGTTAAAGCAATTAAGTAAAGACGTTTTGAAAGATACCAAAGAAAAATATAAAAATAGGAACGCATTAAAATTTAAGAAAGATGAATAAGAAAATAAGCTATCGACATTGCGTCGGTAGCTTATTTTTATTGTATCATACTCTGTTTTTGACTAAAATCTGACTAAAATCTGACTAACTTTTGACTAACAGACTAATAAAAAAGTATAACATTT